ACCTGTAGGTGTAATTTTAATTTCAGATTTTATTTCCATCCATCTATCATAAGCTGTTTGTCCATCAAATTTTCTTAAACTTTTTAAATCAACATCCTGCCCTGTAATTCTTTTTGCAACTGCTGATGGTGGTCTGTAGTTAATATCAGTTCGGTCTTTAAAAAAGTTAGAAGTTGCATCATTTCTGTAATCAGACATACTAAACGGACTAGAAATAACACCATCTCTTCCGCCTAAACCAAATAACCAAGCTCTTTTAGTTTTTACTTTTTCACCCCAAACATTTCTTTTAGGCATAACTTTTTCTTGTGGATTGTCTGCAAAATACCTTTGTAACCTATCACTTAATGTCCATAAATCTTTTTCATATTCATCTGTTACTCTATCAACATATCTTACACCACCTGATACAGGTAAAAATTTGTAAGCACCTTTTGCAAGGGAAGCTTCAATTCTTTGTTCAGGTTTTCGAGAACTAGCTAATCCACCGCCAAAAAATGCTTGATACGTGTCAACAATATTTTTTGTGTAAAACTTAGAAGTAAAATTTCTTGTAATACCTAACACAGTTCCCATTGCTAACTCATGTATTATAGATTGTTCTTGTGGTGATAATACGCCATTTGATTTATCCATAGTTTCAAATATATCTGCCATTATAAATATTGGTGTCATTATAGGGTCAAGACGATTAAATTGAATATATCTTCCATCTGCTGTAATATAAGAATATGGTTTCCAACCTACTAAATCTTCTTTAGCTTGATTTTCTCTCCAATCATTACTTCCACCACCTGTAAATCTACCTGCTGAAACTAAAGCAAAAGCTGTAGACCATAACAACCAACCTGACTGTATTCTAGCATTAGCTTCTGCGGCTGCTTCTGGATTTAAATAATTTTTCTTACTTGCTGATAAACCTGATTTTACTGAACTAACTCCTGCAAAACTTTTTCTAGCAACATGTTTAATTTTACCATCAACTAAATCTTCTGTTTCTGCTAACATGTGTCTCATTTGAAACTGGTATCTACCTAACACAGGTAAATGTTGAAAATTCCATCTTAACAAATTTGAAGGTGTATTAATAAAGTGTAATCCTAAAACTCTAGCTACTCTTCCTTTTCCTTGTGTTTGGTCTAGTACCCAACCAGTAATACCACCTTCTTCTTCACCTGTAACAGGATTTGTTGAATAAGCTGATTGTGTAAAAGATAATTCTCTTGCATACTGTAATGGTGAATTTAAAGTTTCATCAACTGTAGTTCCAATTGCAGTTGCAACACCATTTTCATCTACAAATCTTTTTTCTATATCTTTAAATTTAGCTTTGTAATCTTGTGTAAATATTTTACCTTTTAAATAAATTCCATAATCAGGATTATTTTGCATAATTTCTGAATTAATAATAGAAGTTAATCTAGCTTTAAAAGCCATAGTTTTCATAAATTCATCACCTGCTGCAAGCACTCTTAATGGTATAGTTTGTGCAAACCCTGCAACTTCAAAAGGTGCTTGTACAATTTTACCTGCAACACTCCCAATAGCATCATTTGAAATTCTAGCACCAAGCTCCGCAATTGGTTCTGAAATAGTTTTACCCCACTCACTTATAAATCTTTGTAATTGTCCTTGTCTAATATTTGCATCAAATTTCATTTGAGCACTATCTAACGTTGCTCTACCTTTAATTAAAGTTTTTCCTGCTGCTTTTAAAGCATGTCCTAAATAAATGTATTGATAAATATAAGTTTGTAATGCCTCTCTACCAATTACTAAAGCTCTGTGTCTATCAGTAGTAACCATGTTTGCAGCTCTTAAAAGTTGTACAAAAGGTTTCCATTGGGATTGTATTAAACCAGATATTAAATTAAGTTCATGTGTATCAGGTGAAGATAGTAAATTGTTATTAACATACTCAGCAGCCAAATCCCACTTGTTTGTTTTTTTAGCATCTTGTAATGCTAAGATAACTTGTTCATCATCATCTAATTTACCAATAGCTTCTATAAATTTTTCTTTATTACCAGTTTTTAATTTAGCCATTTTAGGGTCTTCAGGTCTGGCAATTAATTCAGCGATACGTGCTTTGTCTTTTACAATTCTACCGGCAGTCGTACTCCTAGCTGCTGCTGTTCCTAAGTCAGAATTTATTTGAATTAACTCATCTAAACCTTCCAACATTATATCAAATTGTTTTTCAATTTCTTTTCGTCTTGTGGGTGTTAAATCAACTCTTGAAAACTCATTAGAAATGTTTACAATTTCAGCACTATCTTTTGCAAGTAAATCTCCTGCAAGAACTCTGTAAGCAAACTGTTCTTTTGTCTTAGGGTCGTTTGCCATTTGTTTAAGTTCTTTTCTAATTTTATTTGTGTAACCACCCAATTATATAGCTATTTTTCATGCTATCTCAACCATTTCATCTAATGAAACTACTTCACCACTATCAACTTTATTTTTTAATAATTTAGCTCTTTGTTTAATAAGTTGTCTATAAGAACCGGGTTTGTATCTTGTAATGTTTATAGGAAGTTTAGAAGGCTTGTCTTCACCTGTAATAGGGTCTGGTTTAAAATTAAAAAATCTATTGTTAAAAGTATCTTCGTTTAATTCTTGTTCAGCTTTAATTTGTTTTTTAGTTTTTTTAGGTTGGTTTTGATATAATTCTGTTTTTGTTTTACGTACACTTAAATCTTTAAATAGTTGTCTACCTGTAATATTACTTTGTCCATACTCATGTATGTCTACTAATTGTTTAACAGCAGTATTTTTTAAATTTCTATTTGTTAATTTAAAAGCTCCGGCAGAAAAAGCTCCACCAAAAACAGTGCCTAAACCAAAACCGGCAGCTGTACTTAATCCTGTTTGTTTTAAATCTAATTCATTTTGTATGCCTGCTTTAATAGCTGTGTTTTGTAATAACATGTCTTGAGCACCGTTTGTAATAGCACCAAAATAACCTTCATACAATGCACCCTTTTTTATAGCTTGTCCTATAGATGCTTTTGTTGATTGCTTAGCCATTTCTTCAATAGCAGCTTTATTTATTTCTTGAGCCATTTTACCTTTTAATAACTCTTTTAAACTTAGTTTAAAACTTTGTTTAGCAACTTGTCCACCTACACCAACACCTATTAAATTAACAGGGTCAGCTACCATAGCTCCACCATTATCAATTAACCATCCACCAAAACTTCTATTGGGGTCATCCCAAAAAGAAGGTAAAGAAGAATAAGTTTGTTGAATATAAGAAAATTCTTTTATCCTTTCAGGATTGGTTTCATTAGCAACAGATGCTAAATCAAAACCCATAGAGATAGTGTTGTTGTTTCTCCAAGACCTGTCTTCATAAAAATACTCTAACAAATCAGCAGCATTTTTATTTTTAAAACTTTCGTCATTATTTCTGTAAGAATAATAACTTCTTAATGTATTATAAAATCTTTCAGTCTGTATTTCGTCTAAAGCTGCTTGAGCGTTCTGTGCTTTTTGCAAATCACTTGTGTTGCTATATGTAGTTTCTGATAAAAACTCAGCCATTATTAATTACCTTTAGTTATTGCTTTAATTGCGTTCTGTATATCAATAGGGGATATTTGATATGTTTTAGAAGTACCTCTAAATTGGTCAGATATGTTTCTAAGTAACTCATTAAAATCTTTTTGTTCCATAGCTTTAATAGTTTCAGAAGTAAACTCAAGGTCTCCTAATGCATTTTGTAAATAATTAGAAATAAAAGGTATTATTTTTTGTTCTTTAAATTCATCTAATGATGGTTGATTAAAAGGTATAAAATCTTTAAATCTACTATCTTCAGTAATCTCCGGAAGTTTAATAAGTCCTTCATCTAATTCTAATTGATTATTAAGAGCTTGTATAATAGGTGTTATACCTGCTTCAGTATAACGTTTTAATTTTTCTTGACGAATTGTTTCTAACTCTTTTTGTTCTGCTTCATAAGATGTAAATGATTGCATTTGTGGTTGTACATTATCTGGTGTAAATCTTGTTTTCATTACATCACCTAATGATTGCATAAATTCATCTTTTTCTTTTCTTGAAGGTGATTTACCATCATTTTCTAATTTGTAATTGTTTTCAAAATCAATTATTTCTTTTCTAAGATATGCATTAGCATTTCTAATAGCTTCTCCAGAATTAGGTTTTTCCATTCCAACCATTCCAACATTAAAGTTACCTTTAATACTATTAATAATATCCGTTGTAACACTACTATAAGTAAAGTCTGTTTTGTAAATTGGTTTAATACCGTTGTTTAAATCTGAAGTATAATTATTGTAGTACGTTAATGCTTTACCAAAATTTTCAGAAGAAACATTTTTAGAAATTAAATCTTCCATTAACTCACTTTGACTACCATAACCACCTTCAAATATTTGACTTGTAATATTTGTAAATACATTAGGGTCAGTGTTTACAAATCTGTTTTTATCTACCATAGCATCAAATGCTGCTAATATTGTAGGGTCTCCATATGTTGTTAATTTTTCTCTTAACTTTAATTGCTCATCATAAGTACGAAATCTTGTAACACTTACGCCATTTTTTTCTTCAGTAATTTTAGAATTTGATGTTGTAAATATCTCTCTAATTTCATCTTTTCTAATATTATCTTTGTCAAGTCTATCTTGTTGTGTTAATGTTACTTTTCTATCTCTTAATTTTTTAACTAATTTATCAACATCTTCTCTTTTAGTATTCATTAACGAACCTAAATTCATACCATCTTTTCCAACACCTCTATTAGCTGATAATATTTTTAAACCTCTATCTATTTCTTGCGGTGTAGTTGCCGTATTATACAAACTTTCAGCGGCTGCAATTGCAATGTCATTTTTCTCTTCATTAGAATAAAATTTTCTAATTGTTCCACCACCTTCTTCCGGTGGTAAATCATAATCTAATCCTTTATTAATAGTGTCCCATTCATCTCCAATGTCTTCATTTAAAACTAATTTTACACCTTCATTTATTTTTGTAGTTTGAGCAAAATTATTTCTAACTTCTGCGTCTTTAATACTTTCTTCAGCTTTGTATTTATTAAAAACAGTTGAAAAACCTAATGCATAAGAACCTTCTTTATCTGCAAAACTTGGTAAATATTCTTTGTAAAAAGCAGGTAAATTAGTTGTTTGAAAATCGTATTTGTTTTTATTTTTTTCTATTTCTTTAATAACATCTATTGCTTGTACTTTACCTGTGTGATATTGGACAGTTTTATCTACATATTTACCACTTAAATTAGGGTGTTTACCTTGTAGTATTTCTGATTGAACTGTTTCAATATCTTTAGTTGTTAACAATTGATTTATTTCTTGTACAGCTTCATCTTTTTTATTTTGTACTTCTCTGGTCATTATTCTGCTAATAGCAGGGTTAACATCTTTTTGTAAAATATTTATTAAATCTGTTGCATCAGTTGATGTTGCTGAATTTACTCTACCTGCAAATGTAGAGCCCATGTATTTATTTGTTACTCTTGATTTGTATGCCATTATGGTGCGACTGCCTCTCCTGTATCTGGTTTAGTTAATGCTTTATTCATTTGATAGCCTTCCATACCGGCTGTTCCTACTTGTAACAACAAGCCTGTTTGACTAGGCATAGTAACTGGTTTAATACTGTTGTATCTTCTTTGTTGTGCCGCATACGCATCATCTTCTTGATACATCAATTTAATTACATCTGTTTCATAATCTCTTGCAACATCTAAAAATTGCATATCATATGTTCCTGCAATATCTTGTACAATTTTAATACCATTACCTGCGTTCATATTTAATGCTTGTGCTTGTTTTTTATTGTTTTCTTGAGATATTCTAAAATCTTCTGCTTTCTTTTCTCTACTAGCGGCAACTTTTTCAGCATCTATTTTAGCTATATCATTTAAATATGCTTGGTCAGAATTTTTTCTTGTTATTGCGTTTGCTTTTTGTTGGCTTTCCGCAACTACTTTTTTACTTCTGTAATCTTGTACTGCTGTAGCTATTTTTAAACCGGCTGTAATCGCTGATACTGCATCACACATAGTTAATTGTTTATCTCCTTCATCATTAATAAAAATGGCATTTTACCAAAACCATAATCTCCTATTTCAGTTTTTGGTTCAAAGCCTAAATACTGAAGCCATTTAAGTGACTTCCAATTTCTTTTGTCTACAAAGTTATAAAGATATTTATAACCTTTACCCATCTCATCTATCCAATACGGACATTCTTTTATAAATTGTTTTGTATGTTTGAATAGTGTTTCACTAGACAACATCCATGCTACGCCATAATCAGGCTCAGCACATTTAGCAACACCAAACATACCTATAACACCTTCTTCTTTTGTACCTATAATACTATAAACTTTACCATTAGGTTCCGTAAATGGAAACACTAACGCTTGTAAAGGTGAAGAGTTATTAGATGCTCTAATCTCTGCACGGTCAGCTTGGCGTATTCTAGGTGCTAATTCTAAAGTGTCTTTTAGTATAGCGGGTCGTACGTAATTTTCTCTGGTCATTTAAATCCTTGTTGAACGATTATGATAATATCCTTCTACTTCTGCACTAGCAATATACATTGGCAAATGTGAAGAGCTTTTAATATCTAATGTAAAATCTGTGTTTCTACATGAAACGGGTACCTTAATAGTACCTGAGCTAATAGCAGGCACACCTACTTTACTTGTAGCTGTTCCTATAACATATCCATTCATAAATAAGTAACTTGTATCTCTACCGTTAGGTGTTACTTCAACTTGAAAATAACCTGAAGTTTCATAATTAAATGATATGTTTCTAATTTGATAACGTCCTGAAGTAATAGCTACTAAGCCTCTTCCTGAAGTTTCTCTAACATATTGAGGTGACATTCTATATTTACTTTCATATGGAATACCAATAATTAAATTTGTATGATTGCCTTCTAATGTGTATGTAGCACCTGCTGTATTTGTCACAGCGTAGTTATTACCATTGACACTATCTACTACAATTAAACCTGTTTTAGCACCATACGGTGATGTAAATGTAGTTAAATTAGTATTAGCATCATATGTTCCTGTAACACTTGTTCTTAAATCTAAATATACATTAAAACCTATAGTACTGTTTTTTAAATTTCTTAAATCAATTTTTACTAATTTAGTATCTGTACCTTCAACAACTAATAAATAAACAAAACTTTCAAAAGACATACCACCTAATATTTTAGCATTAGTAAAAGTCCATTTAGACCATGCTGTTTGTACTTTCTCACCTTTATCAAAAAAGTATTTATAGATAAACATAGTACCACCATTAGTTGATGTAATAGGTGTTCCTGTAGTGTAAGGTGTAAGTTGTGTGTCTGCTGTGTCAGAAGCTAAAGCAATTAATGTATCTTCTGTTGTATTACTAATTAATTGATATGCATTACTTGGTATTAAATTTTGTACTGATACTGTTATATCTAAACCATCATTTGTTAATGTATCATCATCTGCATAATACTCTCTAATAGCTGTGTTGTTGTTTCTAGCTTGTGCAAAGTATGCATACTTACCTGCTGATACAGGTTTAACATTAGCATCAAATTCAAATGCTGATACTTCATTGAGTACTGCGCTTGTAGGAGATATAGTTTCTCCAACACTACCTAATTTGTATTGTGCTTTTTCAGAAAACAATAATAAACTTTCATTAAATGCAACACTATCAAATAATGTATTAACTTCAGAACCTGAAGCCGCAATATCAATAGCATCAGTATCTAATACTTGTGTTACTGTTTTAGAAAAGAAATTAAAAAATCCTGCATTTTCAGATAATATTAAATTATCTCTTGCTAGTATACCTAATCTATTTTTAAAAAATAATAAATTATTAATTTTGTTTCCTACAAAACTTGGATTAGAGTTTGTAATACCATCACCTGCATTTCTATCATCATAGTCTATTTCTTGAAATGTAAATGTACCATCATTATTATTAATCAATGCGTGTGGCATTGTAGAATTATCTAAACCAAGACTAACACCTTGACCTATTGTTTCTTTCCAAACACCATCTGTTTCAAACTTAACATAATAATCAGATAAAGTATCTCCTTCATCACCTGTAACTTTTATAATACTGTCTGTACTTGCATGATAAGGTAATTTTGTAAAGTCAGATATTTCATCTCTTATAGAATACATACCTGTATTACCTGAACCATCAGCAGTTAACACGGTGTAATTACTATTACCATCTGTTGAAATACCTCTGATAACTCCCGGATATTGAGACATAGTAAAATAATTTGTTACTTCACTAGATGTGCCTAATCCTTGAGTTGTACTTAAAGTTGCTCCTGTGTCTTCTCTAGTTAATTTAAAGCTAGCATCAGACGCACTATCAAAATGTGTACTAGATGTACCTCTAAATAAAATATCTGCAATGTGAGCAGTATCTCTAAATACTGCATCATGGTTCAAATTAGAACCTGAAGGCATTTGTAAAGAAGCTTTAACATCATAAGACATATTAGGGTGTCTTACTGTTACAGCGTACTCTCGACCATAATTAGATGTTACAACATTAATATAAAACTCTTCTATTTTTGCTGTACTTAATGTTGTATCTGCTAATACTGTTTTAGATTTATTTGCAATAAAAGTATAATCAGCAATATTAACTAATTTAAAATCTGCTTTTGGATTAGTTGTAGTTAGATAACTAGACCCACTTGCAACTGTAACTGTTTTTTCATTACCATCTAAATCATAAACTTTTACACCACCATTATAAAGAATTACAACAAATTGATTTTCTTTATCTCTTTGTATAGACCAAAATTTTACTGTGTTTGGATATACGTTAGTAGCATCTATAGTGTCTATGTATTCAAAAGCAGGTCTTTTAGATAAACCATCTACAATATTGTTTTGTAAATTTACCTGTTCTTCTGCTTGATTGATACCTCTCTGTGTTGGTGTTTGTTGTGAGATACCATTCAGAAAATTAGGAATACTCTGAGATACTACTCCACCCATTAATAAGTCCTTCTAGTTGGTCTATTAATTATTGAATAAGTATTACTGTCACCTTCTAACATGTTAACATCAGTTGCTTGACTGTCTGCTTGATGAAATGCCATTAATGCTTCATTTTCATCTTGTCCAATTAATTGTACAATTTGATTATCACCAAGAAATCTTGACGCAAATCTTCTTGAAGCTTTTTGTGTAATATACTGTCTAGCATATTCTGGTAATTGTTCAAACTGTTGTACTAAAACTAAATCTACTTCAGGTACTGTTGTAAATACATCTGTATGTTTTTCTAAATCATATAGAAAACCGTTTCTTAATGTTATGTTTATGTATCTGAAGTTTTTACTAGCGTCAACTTTAACGCAATTTGAAGGTAGGGGAATTTTATTATTTTGGTCTAATGCCAAATTTTTATAATTTTCTTGTGTGTTGAAATGCCATCCTTGAGATTGGACAGACATAGAAGTTTCATCTAAAAGATTTTTTGCTGTACTTACATCAACTGATGTAGTGCCTGTAATTGAGTTTACGGGAGCTTCTCCGATAACGGACAGCATTATATTAATTGCTTGAAGCTCAGTAGTTGGTGTAATCTGTGTTGTCATAATATCCTATTAGTTAGTATAGCGGCGGCTTCAGTCTCCCTCTACCGCCACTATAAGTATTAAAGTTAAGCTATTAAGCTTCTTTAATTCCGACAGCCGCTTCAGGTCTTAATACTCCATGACCCATAGCGTACTTAGCTACCATTAGCGTACCCTGTCTTCTAATATCATATTCGCTTTCAACAGCTAAATCCATTAGTTTTACAGTTCCGCATGCAGACGGATGTGATACCAAACATACGTAGTTTGATAAATCAACAGCTTGAGGGTTTGAACCACCCGCAGTTGCTGAACCGGCATCCGGAGCCGCAGTTACGTTAGAAGCTACAAAGTGTGCAGTAGGTATTAATTCAATACCTGCTACTTTAACAACGTTACCTTCCGCAATTGAACCTTGACCTGAAAAGTCAACGTTAGTTACGTTAGTACCGTTTGCTAATTTGTAGTACTCTTCTAATCTAATGAAAGCTTTTCTACCTTCTTTTGGAACGTAGTTAGCATCCATTTGTTTAGCCGCATCAAACAAACTGTCTATCATAGCGTTAGCCGCAGTCGAAGCTGTTGCTGAAGCAATGTTAGTGTTTGTAAGAACAGTTCCTGCTCCGTATCCACTGTCAGATACGTTTGCAGAAGCTTGTGCCGCTTGACCAATAGTTTGTAAGATATGCTTATCTTTTTGGAAAGCTAA